AAAATCATCGCCAACATCTTTGTACTTCCAATTACCTTCGAGGTCACGAGCGCGTTGCTCCTCTGATTGGTTAGCCAAGTTTGCCAAATAAGTCGGGTCGGAAGCTAAGAGTTTAACGTTGTCATGCAATTTTGCTTCGACAAAGGCAACTGATTTAATAAACAAATCTTGTGGTTCACCATATACGCTATACTCAGGAAGCCAATATCGGTCGATAATGCTGTGGCATTGCTCGTACACTTCGTTGCGAGTGTTACCCCAATAAATAGAGTCAACACTATCGCCGTCCATGAAGCAGTAACGCACAACGCTATCGCGTTCGGCAATTGGCAGACCGTCTTCGCCAATCCACCAATCAATGAATTTTGCAACCCAACTATCTGGGTCAGGGTTACACGTACCAAAAAATCTGTTGCGAATACCAAAAGCGTTACGATTACAAGTAATCAAATATTTGAACTTTAAGTATTCCATATGTGTTATTTCATCGACACCGATGTACGAAAACTGACGACCTTGAAAGCGTTTTTTAAATTCGTCGTAAGAGTCAGCGTGATACGAGAAGCGTAGAAAGCCGCCGCGATTAAACACCCAACGTTGGTCTGTCTTCGAGCGCAATCGTTCTCCAAACTCGCCAAATATTTGGTCGGACGTTTCTGCAATATCAGATAAGTCCTCAATCTCATTACGAAGTATTAGCGCACGAAAATTGGGGTTATTCATGTCATACGCAGCTTCGAGTAACAACGAGAATGTTTTAGACCCACCACGACAGCCACCGCCAATTGTAATGTCGGCTGCGGATTTAAGCATATTTTCCTGCCCACCTTTTTGGGCAAAGATGGATTTGCTCGCAGGATGTTTGTTTGCGATTTTGCGGATTTTACATAAATCCTTGTAGCTCAAATGTGTTGATGTGTCTATCATTCGTATTGGGTGCGTGGCAGTTTTAAACCGCCAAATAAGATATTTTGGACAAAAATAAAGATTTTAAGTCGAAAAACATTACTTTTTTACCAAAATATTTTTCTAAATAGACACAAAACTATTATATTTGCGGCAAAATAGGTAGATAATCAAGAGAGGTTATCTAATAATATGAAGAACACACTTTTTTGGTTTGTATGGAAAAAGAAAAAATCTTATCCACTATTACTGAACAACTCGGAACGACCGGGCTGTCAGCAAAAACAATCGGCGACTATGTTGACGCTAATTTACCCGCGGAGGGTGTAGAGCCTGACGATGCTTATTTCAGTAAGCACACGACTTTCCTAAAGTCTTTGTCAGGTAATTTCAATCATGATGTTGCAGCACAGGTTGATACATTCAAGAAAAACTACAAGCCCGAACCGGCACCACAGCCAACAGTCGTTACGCCAACCAACCCACAGGGCGACGATACAGAGCTCCAAGGGTTGAAAAAAGAATTAGCCGAATTGAAAACAATGCTATCTGAAAAACAGAGCCAAGAGAAGCAATCGGCTATCTACAAGGAAGTAAGAGAGAAGATGCTTGAAAAACACGCGGACGACACTTACGTACTTGATAAGACACTTCAGGGTGTGACTTTCGACGCCAAAAAATCAACGGATGAAATTGTTAAAGAACAGCTCGAACGCTACGACAAAGAGTTGACCGCGTGCCGTGGTAATGGTGCGAAACCTCGTATCACAACGAACAATCCCGGTAAAACAAGCAGCGCCGTTGATACGTTTTTTGCTCGGAAGAAAGCCCGCGAAGGATGGGGTCAGGAAAAATAACTATTACATTAACTAACGTAAAACATTAACAGCAATGGCTAACTTAGGTAACACATTTGATGTTCATGAGTTTAGTGTAGGTCATGCACGGAAGGTATGGCGCGAAACACGTCATCGCTACCCCGGTGGTGGTCTCATATCTAATGTTGCTGATTGGGTAGACGCGAAGGTTATCCCCGCCGGTACTCCCGCAATCTTTGATATGGAGGCAAAAACCATTAAAGCCTTCACTAAAAATGAAATCACCGAGGCTGAAACATTCGCAGATCTCGGTGCCAACGGCTACATTCAGGAAGACTTGCCGATTAAAGATGGCAAAACCATCGGTTCTGCCACCGTTGTATATGACGGTGAGTTGTATGGCTATATGCTCGATGCTGACGTATTGGCAGCAATTAACGCAGCAGGTGGCATCGCACAGGTAACTATTGTTTATTAACCCTTAAAGATTTAAAACTATGGCAGCAAACACACTTCCCGTTGATTTGTATCAAGTGATGGCTTTGGGTCTTGGGGGTGAAACATTCCAAGAGTTCATCGACCACTACAATGAAAAATACGACAAACTCGAAATCGACGGCTTCGAATTTGAGCCAACTCGTGTCAGCTATACATTTGCACAAATCATAGCAAGCACCGGCGCAACAACTTTGCCCGCTTACGTTGACCCTGAGTCTCCCGGTTACGAGGCAGCTCTCCGTGAAGTTCAAGGTCGTACAGGCAACATTCCTACCTTAAAGAAATTCTACCGCCTCAACCGCACAACAGTGCGCGAACAACTTCAACTTATTCAAAAGTTGGGTGGTGTTTCGCAAGGTATGGAGGATGTCTTCATGAATTTGCTCGATGAAGGCTCTGAAGGTTTGATTAAGTCTTACCTCAATGCGCTCACTCATCAACGTCACCAAATCGTTTCGACAGGTAAGTTTATTATCGACGAAACCAACAACCCGCGTGGTCTCCGAGGTATTACAATCAACTTCGGCATCAAAGACTCCCACTTTGACAACCTCACAGGCAATAAGCGTTGGTGGACTAAAGAAGACCACACCACCGAGAACGAAGGTAGCGACTCAGACCCGATTGAATACATCAAAAACCGTGTCAAAGCAATCCGCCGAACATACCACTATTATGGTGCAATTCGCTTGGAATTAACGCAAGATTTGCTTGACGACCTTTTGACCCATTCAAAGGTTCTTAGCCGTATTGGTAAGGCTCTCTATCCTAATGCGTCAGCAGAGAATGCTCTCGACAATGCTCGCAACCAAACAGACGAAGCACTTTTGGCAATGCTGAAGAAACTCGTCAGGGTTGACGAAATCGTTGGTCGCGACAGCTACGCATACGTTGACAAACCCGGCAAAGACGCTGACGGCGTACCCGACTTGATTACCTCACAAGTTGAAAACTTCAAGAAGGAAAACATCGCATTTGTCCCTGTTGGCAAGATTGGCGGTATTCAAGGTGTTGAGCCTCTCGACCTCGGTTACAAAGCTGAAGACATCGGCTCATTCCATGATGGTCGCTTGAAGCTCTATCAACGAGTTAATCAAGAAACCCACTCTCTGTATATCGAGTCGGAAGCCGCACAACTCTGCGTACCCTCAGCAATCGAGCAAATGTTCATCAGTACGGTAACTGTCTAACAATAAGCTCCACATATCATGAGTTCTGAAGCCATTACAATGCAGGAATATCTCAAAGGTGTAACAGCCTACGATATTGCAGATAGCGCGTTGGTGACAATAAGCGTTAAGCGCGGATTTGATTTACTAACACCCTTCGAGGAAATCAAGAACTTGCCTGATAACGAAGGCTTGAAATTGATTGACCTTGCCACAGCAGACCTCTATATGTGGTGTGCATCGACACCTTCGACGCGCAACGACACAGAGGACTCCGATGGCGGTTGGAAACACAAACAGGGTGGTTGGCAAACGAGCGCATACGATAAACGTCAGCTTCGCGCAATGGCTAAAGAATTATATGAGAAGTGGGGTGAGACTATCACTAAGGCATCAACTGTACGAATTGTTAACTTTTAAGCTATGTCAGGCATCAACAATCCTCGCTTCCCGCATACTTGCGCAATCTATCGTTTGGTGGGTGTAACAAACCTCAATGACGGTGAGAAAAGTGTATTGTACGAGGGTGAATGCCGCAAGGAGTCTTCGACAAACTTGCGCACATTCAAGACTAATAATGTCATCAAAGCTGACTATCGCGTAGCCTTACCAATCAAAGGCAAATGCGATATCAAAGCAGGCGATTTTGTTGATGTAACTGACTTTAGCGGGGCTTACACCGGATGCTTAATCGCAGAAGTGTATCCGTCAAACCTCGGCACAAGCATATATTTCAACCTATCAAAGACATGAAAGATAACGCTGCATTATTCGATAAAGGCATGGCAAAAGCCGCCAAGCTCATTAGTCAACATCTTAGCAAGATGCTGTCCGAAGCAGCTGACGGTTTAGTTGCCGATGCACTTGAACGCAGAATATATTCAGGTCATAACATGACAGGCAATACAGCTACATCATACGCTGCGGGGGTATATGTGAATGGCTCGCTACAAAAGGTTCATAGAGATGGCAGAATGAAACCGCTCCAACGAAAACTGACGGTAGGACAAAAATTCTCCGTAGGGCGCGAGCGTTGGGATGGTGATGTTCAGGAAATGACTTTTACCGCGGGGGTTCAAACAGACGGAGATTACGGATATAACTCAGTAAAAGATTGGCTGCAAGGTTTAATCCCCATAAAAGACGGCTTCCAAATATGCGTAATGTCAGGAGTTGAATACGCATTATTCCAAGAGAGAGAATGTGATATCGACGTGTTAACAAGTACTTTCATGGAAGCACCTGCAATTATACAATCGTACATTAGACCAATTGAGTAATGGCACTATCGTTTAATCGCAAAGCAATTTTGGCAGACTTGCAACAAGTCTTTACCGATGTCGTAGACACGATAATTTTCACTGACAGGACAGAAATCTCTCCGTCACAAGTGGATAAATTCGCAGTTATACGACTACCGCAAGGCATACGCACAGCAAGCTCTATCCGTAACGAAACATACGCGCAAATAGTCTTATTCGCCCGCAACAAAGAATACGGATACGAAGACACCAAAACGCTCGATGAGATGGAGCAATTAGCATTGGCTAAATTCCCAATCTCCACAGATTTGCTCACAGGCTTATCTCCGCGATTGATGAATGGAGGCAACGACTCATTAGGTTTCCACTCAGTGATAATTCAGTTTAAGATAACAATAAGAAAATATTAAAACGTAATATAGCAATGGCAGCAATTACAATCACCTCTAAGTTGGCTGACCTTGATGTCATCTTCAATAAGCTCACCAACGTATATTTCAGCAAGACTGAAAACTTGACGCCTAAAACTATCGAGTCATTCGATGTTGAGTTCCCCGTCCTCTCTGACGGTGTGACCTTCGACACGGGCGCACCCGACATCACTCGCGTTAAGCTCACCACAGGTAGCACATGGACTTCACTTGCCGATGCAGGCGATGCTGATATCCAATTCCAAGTTGCGTCTATCGCCAACGTAATCAACGCAATCTTCCTCAACAAAGTCACCGAGACTGCAGAGGCAATGGAGAATACTTTGGAAGGTGTCACCTATGAAGGCTTCGGCTACGACCTCGAACCTAAGAAGGTTACAGGTTCACTCTTACTTGTCAGCGAAGACAAGGAGACCGCAGTGTTGCTCACTAAGGTGGAAGGCTACGGCTCGCTCATCAGCGAACAAGGCAAGCCCGCTTACTTCAACACTCAGTGGACTCCACTCAAAGACAACGGCGTTGCCCTCTACATCTTGCAGAAAAAAGCAGCGTAGGATAGTGTGATATTATATATACTCAGCGGTGGCGCGGCTTCAAATGCCACGTCACCGTTTTCTATTAATTAGCCCAACACAATATGGAACTACCCAACGAAAATGACGAGAGACTTCTCAGTCAGCTAATAGAAGACGAACCCACAGAGATTACCTTCAGAGGGCGCAAACGCAAACTCGGTTGGATACGTCGCGGCACAATCCGCAAGATAAGCCACATCATGGCGCAAGAAGACAATGACGACAAGGCAACTTGTCAAGCTGTCGCAGCTATCCTGCTCAACGGCTATTGGAAAATCAAATTTCTATGGTGGCTTAAATGGCGTTGGTATTACTACATCTACCAAGTAGGTGATGACGAATTGAAGGATATTTTGGCAGAAGCTAAAAAAAAAATTCCTGTGAAAGACTATTATCTTGCTACCATATTCTTGACCGCGATAAGGGACACGACGATGCAGATGACGAAGCAAGAAGTAGTCAATATCCGTCAAGAACAGTCTGGGGGCAAAGCTGGGAATTAACCAAAGAACGGCAATGGCTTGCGGAACCAATGCGAATACTCGGCATTACTGTAACGCCCCCAATGTACGGCTTGAATTGGCTGCTCTCGGCGGCACAAGTTGAATTGCTCGCGATTGACACTTGCATATTAGTGACTAATTCAAAACGCAAAGATGGTGGCGATAAAGACAGAGGTAAAAAATCCAAGACTTTTAGTTCTCCATCACTCAGCAAAATTGAAGAAGTCACAAGGCGTTGGAAAGCGAAATATGAAGGTCATGAAAATGAAAAAATTCCATTCAAAGACATCTTTTAGACATGGCTAACTTAGGTGATTTATATTTCAACATACTTCTGAAGGACGAAACAGCCGCACAGAAGAACCACATAAAACAGCAATTGCTGAGAGACCTCAATGCGGAGATTGCAGTCAAACTCAAAGACCCGCAATCTCTCATTAGGGATATTCAGACATTGTTGAAAGCGAACACGTTTATTGCAAGTATCGGCACGCAACTCAATACGCAGCAGTTGCAAACCGCAATCAACAATACACAATACACGGCGCACATTACAGCAATTGCTACGGAGTTGGCTGAAAGCATTACAAAGGCTATCGGTACAAAGAAATACCCTATCTCCACAGCAATTGACGCAACTGTGTTAGGTCAGCAATTGACGAACATACTCACCACAAAGGGATATAAGGTTAATGCAACAGCCAATGTCGCAGAGTTATCAAATAGTATCAAAATGGCTATTGACGGGGTTAAGCATACGCTCAAACTCACCGTTGATGTACCTACGTTGTCGCAACAGCTTCAACAAATTCTACAAACAAACTCTAAGCTAAAAGTCACCTTTGACAAGTCTGATATTCGCAACGACATACAAACAACATTGGGGCAAAACCCATTCAAAATCAACATCGTTGTAGACAAGGCATCAGCTACGCAAGCGGTGCAAATGGCTTTGCAACAAGCTGTGTCTTGGAACGGCAAATACACAAAAAGCGATTTATTAGCTGAGAAGGCGAAGACAGAGCAAGCCATGCAACGTTATCGCGATGCACAAGCCGCACTTCAAAAAGTCAGGGCGGCACACGTGCAAGCTCGCGACGCAGCTAATGAACACACGGGCGCAAGTATTCGTTTACATAGTGCATTGGGTTCTAATATCAGCGTTGCAGGGCAACTCAAAGACCAATTCTTATCGCTTTATTCCGTATATGCGGCAGAGCAATTCTTAAGCAAAGTTGTCGACATCGGTGGTGAATTGGAACACCAACGCCTCGCGCTTGATGCTATCCTAAAAGACAAAGGCAAGACACAAGACTTGTTCAGCGAAATTCGCTCATTGGCATTGAAATCACCGTTTGGTGTAATGGACTTGAACCAATACGCCAAGCAGCTCTCTGCATTCACTGTACCTTACAACGAATTGTACGACACAATGAAACGCCTTGCCGATATATCAGCAGGTACGGGTGTGGATATGCAACGCCTCATCCTCGCTTATGGCAAGACTAAAAACCGCACGTTCCTTGACGGTCTTGAAGCAAAACAATTCGCCTACGCCAACATTCCTATCTACGACAAGTT